TGATTCTGTTTTTACTGAACATATTTTTTCACAACTAGAAAATACCTATCCTCATTCCGAATATTCCTATATGGTTATATCCTATAAACCTACTGATAGTTCTTTTTCATTTTTTCAATGTTTCGTTGTTTCGCAATCGTCTAAAATTTTTTATAATTCTTCTGATAGAACTGTTTCTACAGATGGAACATTTGTTGATTCATTTGTTCATCGTTTTAAGGAAAATTCTTGTACTCGTGAAGTTAGTTATGGTTCTATCGTTTATGGTGATATTAAAGACTTCAAAATTATCTTTTCTGATTTACCAGTTTATGAAGGCGATGCACCTATTTATTCTGACCCTAATGCTCCACCAGTTCCCTTTACTGTCGATTATTCCCCCTCTCTCTCTGAGGGCATGAGCCGTAAGGGAACACTTGTCGCTCCGGGTGCAAGCAACAACGGACAGGAAATAGAAAGCAATGGTCTTAATGTCCGTGTCACACTGACGGACGAATTTATAAAACTCCGTGACAGCTATGACGAACTCAAAGATTATACATATGAATTTGTATGTTATATCACTACTTCGCCCCCTGAGATGTCCTCGTATGAGAAGAGCGTTAAAAACGCTGTTTATACCTCGTTGGACTATGGTAAATATATGTATACTACAAGCGGCGTTGTTGATGATGTTACGGACGATAACAAAGAGCCTACGGAATGGATAAAGGCAGAGGGCATAAATGCTGGCTACATTATTGGCAAGGGTGGCACGGTCAAGAATGTTACTATCAATCTTGAAAATCTTGATAGTTCACAGTTCACAGCCGATACAAAGCTTTATATCGTGGTATATGGTCGCTTGACCTCTCTTTCAGTTCCTACCCCTGATTACTTCGACCTTGACAATCAAGGTTATTTGTGCAATCAAGGTTCTTTGAATACAAAGCAGATTGTAACAGTAAATGCTGACCCCGAAACAGGCGAGGGAACAGACGTTGTAATGCCTGATTACTATTGTGTAACGTCAACGGCATTTAATTACAAAGATTATCCAGAATATAAGCCGAAAATCTTCAAGAATGGTGCTGAAATGGATACAAACAAGCCGTTTACTGATTATCTTGATAAGAAGTTGACCCCTGATTATATGTATGATTATGATATGGATAAAAACGGAGAAAGCGGTCTTGCTCCTGACGATTTCGAGAAGTATGAGGAACAAAAAAATCTTGATAAAAATTTCGGTTCTGTTGATTTCGGACTTGACAGCATTAAATCAGTGTTTGACGGCTCGTCCGACTTTTTCAAGTTCTTAACTGCAAGTATCGGCATTTTGCCCACAACGTTTTTAACTATCCTTATCTCTTTCTTTGTTGTCATGTTAGCAATATGCGTTGTTAAATGGGTCTTGAAATAGGGGGTGCAAAATGGATTGGTTTTCACTTATGAAGTCGCTTTTTGTTTCAATTCAACACTTAATGTGTTTGCGTATTCGTTTTGGTGAATTTAGTTTCACAGTAGGTGCAATGATTATCGGATTGTTTGTTATATCCTGCTCCGTTGCTCTGCTAAAATATCTTTTCCACAATACATAAGGAGTTGTTAAAATGGTTTCAATATTAAAATTATTCGTCCTGTCACTGATAGTAATTCTTGCTATCAGTGCAGTTCTTGGCGTGGTGGCGTTCTTTATGGACTTGCACGCCTTTAAATCTGATAAAGACTTGTCGCTCCCTCGTAAACGGCTTATAGAAGCACTATACGAGGAACAGGAGTTAAAAAAGCAATCGGCTGAACAGCCACAGAACACGCCACAGAGCGACAAGCAAGAGCCTGAGAAAGTGGGGTGGTAAATGTGTTATATGATGTTCAAAACGCTTGCTATCAGCTTTTAAAAATCCTCGGCTGTGACTTAGCCGCTATTGACGTTATTAAAACGTGGAAACAATTCGGTGTGCTGTGCATTGAATTTGTGTTCGCCTGTTTAATGCTTTTCCTACTTTGGAAAATGCTTTATAATGCTATGATACGTTTCTTCAACCCTCGGAGGTAGCTTATGATTTTATTAGATTATTTCGTTCGTCTGCCGTCCTTGGCGGCTTATACTGCCTATGATAAGGCTACAGCCTTATATTTTAATTGGTCGCAGATTTTCAACGGTTGGGGTATACACTTATTTGTCGGCAAATTCGGTGCAGGAAAAACTTCTCTCATGGTCGCCGAAGCTTATGAACTCTGTCGCAAATATCCGCAACTTCATATCTTGACAAATATTAATATCAAAAACTTTCCCGACTATACGGAGATACTTCCCTTGAACACTGCACAAGATATACTCAACGCCCCTAAAAACACGCTTGTACTTATTGATGAAATAGGTACTATATTTAATAGCCGTGACTTTTCGGGCGGTAAATGTGCCGTTCCTAAACCGTTATTTCAGCACCTTTGCCAATGCCGTAAACGGCGTATGATGATATATGCAACAGTACAACGTTTCAACTTGCTTGACAAACAAATAAGGGACATCACCGCAGACGTTACCGCTTGCCATACGCATTTCAAGCACCCATTCTGCCGTATACAGACAGGTTACACATATGACATTGAAGAATACGAGTTATATTCTGAAAATAAGGCTTATACGCCTGCTCAGATGTACAATAGAACGTATCTACAGACAAATAAACGCCGTCAGCTCTACGATACATCACAGCTTGTCACGAATATGTTACAAAAAGAGTATTTGTCTGATGAAGAAATACTCGCCAATCGTGAGGGCATAGAGCCTAACACACAGCCACTTGACCGAAAGCAAAAGAAATCTATTCGTAAGCGGAAAAATGCTTGGTAAATGAAACAACTCGCAGTGGTTGCCGTTAGGCTCACTGCGAGTTGTTGTTGTTGTCGTTATTGTTGTAATTATTGCCCTGACTAAATCTATTAATCAGTATCATATTAGTGTCTAACAAGTTCTTGTTCATCATTTCAAGTCGCTTGTTGGTTTCCTGTAATTCCTTGTATGTCTTTTCTGTGTTGCCTGCCGTGCAGATTATCGCAACAAACAATATTATGTTGATTATGATAGCAACTATTGCTATCACAACAGCCGTTGCAACAGCTGTTTCACTCATTTCAATTAAACCCATGTTCTCACCCCTCGTCTGTATGTGTCTTTATTACAATGTGGCTGTCCTCTGCGGATTTTATCTCATCAGTGATAACCTTTTTGAGATATCCTGCTTTTGATAAACCAAGCTCTTTTGCTCGGTCATTTATCATCTGATTAAACCCCTTTGGAGCATAAAACTGTATTTTTTCGAGATTTTCTGCGTTCCATTTTGCATTAGCTTTCTTCTTGGCTTCTGATACCGCCATTACCTCACCACCTTTTTTACATTATACTATATCTATTGTAATTTGTCAACCACAATATACACTATATCCAGTTAATAATTATTTAATAAATACTTTACACTATATCCATTGCATATGGACTAGATATAGTGTATACTTAATACAGACAAAGGGAAAGCGGATAACCCACAAACCGCAGAAAGGATTGATTAAAATGAAAAAACTAAATTTATATCGTGTTGATTTTGATATTAAAAAATTCGGTGAACATCATTATTTTTACTATTGCTACGCTCATAATGCTAAAGAAGCTCGCTCTTTTGCTGAAAATGCTTGGTATTCTTATAATACGTCACATATGTTTCATATATCTGTTTCTCGTGAGCTTAACAGCTCTATTGTATATAATCTTTGTAACTTTTATCTTGTTCGTGATTATTAACAGTTCTAGAGGGTTGACTGTTTCAGCCCCACCCCACAAATTTAAACGAAATGAGGTGATAGTATGTTGACAACTTTTATTTTAGGTTTCGGCGTTCCTTGGTTATTATTTTTTCTTTTTTGGAAAGATGATGACGATTAAATCTCGAAACTTTGATAGGGAGAACAACTTCCCCTTTGTCAATACCTACTTATGTCCTTCTCAACCAAACCCCGCTCCTGCGGGGCGGTCGGTCTGCGACCGTTTCAGACGGCGTAGCCGTCGGAGCCGTCGGCTCTGGAGATTTTCGGCTTGCGTACTTTCGACTTAGACAAAGGTAAAGAGCCGAAAACTGCACGAATGTGCAGCTCTTTCACTTGTTGGGTTTTTCTTTTGGAATCTCTCAACCCCTCGGAAGAAGTCGGGGTTAGTATTACCCCCGACTTCTGATACATGATACAAAGTAGTTTAAACAGCGTAAATGCGTGTTTTCCCATGTCACAAAATTTTGTGACAACTTCTGATACAAGATAAGGTGGTGTTTCTATATATGGCGGAGTTTAATTGCCGCTCTGCTTTCTGCGTTATAAACAACCCTCGCTATGATATTACATACAAGCACAATGAAGAGGGTGAGATAATCAAAGACGAGAACGGCAAGGCGGTTATATTAAAGCAAGAGCCTACGGAGTATCATTCATTGACAGAACAACAGATATGTGATGATGTTCTTAATAAGTGGGTCGGTGATGATGATAAGCGAACAGGAGCGGTTTTATTCTGCGTGTCCGCCCTCGGTCTTGAACACTTGCATTGCGTGTTTGAAAGTGAAAAAACGTTCCGCCCATTGTCTGCTTTGAAAAAGCTTTTTCCTAAAGTACATATTGAGATAACCAAAGGAAACAAAAAGCAAGTCGAGGACTATATAAACAAGGTCGGCAAGTTTGAGGAAAAGGGCGAAAAGATAATCGCAAAATCACAGGTCGGTGATATTAAAGGCTGTCAAGGCAAGCGTAACGATTTGATTTCAATGTCTGATATCCGTGATTTGATATACAGCGGACAAACTCCAAACGATATATATAGGCAATATCCGCAGGCTATCAAGTCCAAAACTGCAACAGAAGAACTATTCTATTTGTATCGTAAGGACAACACACCGCCCGAACGTGATATTAAAGTTCATTGGCTGTTTGGTGGTACAGGGTGCGGAAAATCGTACACATACATTGAACTATGCGAAAAGCATGGTGATGTAAATATCTATCGTGTGACCGACTATGACCACCCTTTTGACGGCTACCAAGGAGAGCCGATATTAATACTTGACGAGTTTCGAGGGCGTATCTCATACAGTTACTTGCTCATCCTGCTTGACAAGTACCGCTCACAAGTGTCGGCACGTTATAGCAATAAAATGACGTTATGGACGGAAGTATATATAACTTCTCCGTTCCTGCCTACTGAACTTTATCAAAAGGCGGCTGAACGTAATGACGGTATAGATAAGCTTGAACAGCTCACAAGGCGTATTGATGATATAGTGTATTGTTTCAAATATCCTGCCGAGAACAACAGCGGTACATTTTATTGTAAATACAACGTTGATTTTGACCTGCATTGTGATAGTTACGCTATCCGTGAACAGTGTTCACACGTTCGTCACGTCGTTTCACAAATGGGATTGTTCACACTTATGGACGGCTTAACGTCAAAATTTGTTGAAAATAAATCGCAAAGTTAGTGTCACGAGGAAAATTTTTAAACTTTGAAAGGAGCAAAGCGACTGTAAAAGGTTAAAAATTTAGGCAATGGAACTTGTGAACGCAGTGAACAAGGTCGCTTGCCGTTCCGCCACAGCGTTAGCCGTGGCATAAGTGACACGATAAAGAAAAAACAACGTAAAAGCCAACTCAAAAGCCGAAAAAGCAAAACAAGCTAAACAAAATAAAGTAAAAATATTTAATGTAAAAAAACGGCAATTTTACAATGCCGTAAAAATATGGTATAAATAAATCAGGAGGTACACCATGAAGCAAAAAGAAATTTGCAAGGAAGAAATCAACCTTTTCTATCTGTGGCTCTGTGGCACTATAGGCAAGGAGAAAGGAGAGGATAAAAGGCTTGTATATCTGTGCTGTCCTGCTGAGCGTGATACGCTCCTCAGGCTGTTTCTTGAAGAATACAACGCACAGCACCGCTACAGTGCATTTAAAAGGGCGTTCAAGCCTACCACACGCATTATTACAACAAAAAGAGTGTAGCCATTATAAGCCCATGTATTGGCGTACATGGAATGACTACACCCAAATAACACCCACGCAAAAGGAGTTATTACCATGAATTTTAAAGAATTTTATTACAAGGACTTTCGCCCCTCTTACTTAGAGGGCGTTGTCCGTTACCCTGAGCAAACTGATTATGTTATTGAGCAGAATTGCAAGCCTATTAACGATAAAGACGTTTCAGAAATAGGTCTTTCTGACCTCAACAATATCATCAAGCAATGTGATGATACATACTGCGTTGATAGAGTTAAAAAGCTCCGCAGTGTTCTTAAACGTATCATGAGATACGCTTACGCTTGCCGTTACACACCCATTGACCTTTCAGCATTTGAACTTAGGCGGTGCAGGAAACGCCCTGAAACAGTGCAACAGCTATCATTTACGGCGGAGCAAGCCGCTTTTCTGACTTCGGGCGATAGCACTATTATTAAGATGTTCCGCTTTGAGTGCTTAACAGGTCTACGCCGTGAAGAAATTCTCGCCCTACGTTGGGAAAACGTTGATTTAAAGGCTCGCCGTATCTTCGTTTGTCAAACTGTTGTTGTTTTAAAAGGCTGTGCAAGGCTCGTTGACGATACCAAAAACCACAAGTTTCGCTATGTGGAACTTAACGAAAGTGCTTACAAACTGTTGCTTTCCGTTCCGCAGACCTGTGATTTTGTATTCGGCAATCCAAGAAGCAAGAATTTTCTTTCCCCTCGCCGTTATCATGAGGAGTACAACACTATGTTTATACGCAAGAATGAGGAATGGAAAAAGACCCACGCAGAGGGCTTGCCACACCTCACACCGCACAAATTCCGTCACACGTTCGCAAGTCTGCTGACCGCTAACGGAACGGATGTCAAGACAGTTGCCGACTTACTCGGTCACACAAAGCTTGACACCACAAATATTTATTTGCACTCTTATGATGATTTACGCCGTCAGGCGGTCGATAAGATTCAATTAGATAACTGATTTAACAACCGCACTTTGTGCTTTTGGTCGGAGTGACCGGATTTGAACCGACGACCTCTACCACCCCAAGGTAGCGCGCTACCAATCTGCGCCACACCCCGATATCGTATATATTATACCCGATTTGGATACAATAGTCAAGAGTTTTCAATCAAAATAAAAAAATTGCAAAAAAGGTATTGACATTCACATTCATTTGTGATATAATAAATAAGCACTCAAGAGAGAGCACAAAAAATATCGCGGGATGGAGCAGTTCGGTAGCTCGTCGGGCTCATAACCCGAAGGTCGTTGGTTCAAATCCAGCTCCCGCAACCAGCAAAGAGAAGTCTTGAAAAAAAGGCTTCTCTTTATTTTATTTACACGAATAATTCTCAGAAATTATTCTGAGAATTAAGCACGCCGAACTTTTCACAAGTACGGCAAGAAAGATTAAAGAGCCTATCATGAAGGGCACAGTGAATTTGATAGTCAAGAGAAAAATCTCTCCGCAACTCACCGAGAGTGTATTCTATTTTCCCATACAAAAGAAAAGCATCAAATATATTAATTACTTTACGATATTCACGATAAAGGCGAAGATACTCACGAACATAGTAGTTTGAAATAGTCATTTTTAACAATCCTTTCAACTTGACATTTAGTAAAATTTGTGTTATACTCGGATTTACAAAGCGGAGGATATCCGAGTTTGTGTGTGAATATGTAGTCGGTGTATTTTGACGGATTGCCGACTACATTTTTTTATGCTTCTTCAAGCATTTGTTTGAGTTCGTTAATCAGCTTTGATAAAGCTTCATATTCGCAATCAGCATGAATGTTAAGAGCCTTGTCTATTATAATTCTAAGCTGTTCACGCTTTGCATACTTTATCGCAAGTTCTGTAGCTGTAGGCATGTTCTGCATTATCCTCACTCCTTTCGATTTCCTCCGCTGTGAAAGTTACCTTTATCTCTTTCACTATATATATTATAGCATATTACGTAATACATTTCAATAGACAAAATAAACAAAGTATTGCGTAATATTTTAGGAACATTGTATATTGAGTAATACACTTAAGAGTGATATAATAAAAAGCGAAAAGGTGGTGATAATATGGCACAAAGAAAATTTCCAAAAGGAACAGAAAAAGAACATCAAATAAAAAGGCAAAATGAATTTATAGCAGAAAAATATGATAGGTTTACATTAACTTTTCCAAAAGGAATGAAAGAGAAATATAAAGAATATGCCGAAAACAAGGGAATGAGCCTAAACGGCTACATTAACGAACTTATAAAACGAGATATGCAGGAGCATTAAGCCCCTGCATTTTTTTATTAGTCATTTTCCTGCTGTTTTGCATAATCTCTCATAAATTGAGGAGCGGAACAATTTTCGCAGACAGCGGAATCCGTAAAATGATAAACACATTCCTCACAGTAACCATAACAACCGCACTCAAAAAAACCGCATTTCTTATTATCACACTTACCGAAATCAGTATTTTCCTTGCACCAAAAATTAAACTCTTTCATTTTCAGCATTCCTTTCAAAATTCTCAATAATCATTTCAAGAACATAGCTCACATAAAGCAGAAACGCCCCTAAATAAGCCGTAGTGCTACACTCATAAGTTATCACCCTTATAAGGTGAAAGCTTATAGCCTATCGTTTTCGACATCTGAGCTTTATTCTCAGCCGATACATGAGTGTAAGTATCAGCAGTAAGCTTGTATGTACTGTGACCGAGCCACTCCGAAACCTCTTTCATACTGAAACCGCTATTAAGCATAAGCGTTGCATTGCTGTGTCTAAGGTCATGTATACGAATTTTCGGTAAATCATTCTTGCGGAGCAAGTCTTGAAAGGCGTGCAGTACATAATCATAGTGAAGCGGTACACCCTCAGCGTTCACGCACACATAATTCCTTGCCTTGCACAGTGGAGCTTGTCTGCTATAAAGCTTATGCAAGTAGTCAAGTTGTTCATCACTTAGAGGAAACTCACGACGTGATTTAACTGTTTTCATTCTCTTGTTTTGACTTTCGACCCAATGCCCTGACTTATAGTCTTTTATCCTCGTTCTTGTTTCACGGATATAAAGACAACGCCCGAGGAAATCAACATTCTCCCAACGCAAACCGAGTATCTCAGACTTGCGAAGTCCAAACCACACGGCGAGATACACAAAGCTTTCTATCTGAGTACCATAAGCTACACGAAGGAGTTTCAAGAGCTGTTCTTCTGTATAATATGACATTTCATTTTCCACCTTTCGAGGAAGTGAAAAAGCCGTGTAAGGATTTTTGCTTATAAAATCGTTCTTATATGCGTAATTCAGACACGCACGCATGACTTCATGATGTTTACGGAGCGTATTCACAGAAAGCCTTGTATCATGCAGTATGTGCCTTTGATAGCCCTCTATGTGCATAGGCTTGACATCAACAAGCCTAAGTCCTTTGTTCTTGAAATAGGGGTAAAGGTATTTTGTTATGATACCTACATAGCCGTCATAGGTTGACGGAGATTTTCTGTAACACGTTTCATTGTTCCATACTATGATATAGTCGCAGAATAATATTTTATCCGTGTCAATGTTTTCAATGCTCATTATCATTTTGCCAAGGTCCTTTCCTGATGATAGTTGTTATAGATTTTTACCTTTGTCACGTTATCAAGCTGATGAAAGACGGCTCTTGAAAGTCTGTGCTTGCGGAGATATTCAAGGAAACTTTTTGATTCAGTTGCAGGCGAAGTATTACGTAAAGCCCTAACAATATCAGAATTGCAATCGTTATTATAAAAGCTTTCAAGTATTTGTTGCTGAACGTTTTCAGACAATGACAAATAATGATTATAACTAATCCTGCAAGTATCAGATAGAAAACGTTGAAAAGCAATAAGCATTTCATCATTCATTTAGTTCACTCCTTTCAAAATAATCATCATATTCCTTGCGGTATTCGTCAGAGTAAATATAATCAAGGAAATCTGCAATATTATCAAACCTAGATGAAACCTCTTCAAAGTTCGGTATGATATTCACATTTGTATTGTACTTATACTGGTTAGAGGTATAAGGTTTAGTGATAGCCGACTTTGAAACGCTATCAAAATCGGTATTACTGTATATAATCTGAGGATCACGATTACAATTCCGACTACTCCAATAATACTTGCCGAATATCTTGTTATTGCCCTTTGTAATATATTTTGTGATATAGAACGCAAGAGCCGCCGAATTATTTTCCACAGGAATAGCCGTGGAAAAGCCGTATTTCCATTCAGGGATATTATATACAACGTTTCTAACGTGCAAGTTTTTTTCCTCAATAGTCTTTAATGTCACAGGCTTGTTATATCCAGTTACAAGCCTTGTGCCTGAATCGACCATATCAAAGCAATCATTGATAAGAGCGTGGCAATGTATACCGCCGTTCTTATGCCTTTCAGGAATGAGCAAGTATTTCATATCTTTCCGCTTGACCTGATTTTCAAGCCACCGCCTAAGTTTTTTCTTAACAAAATCAGCATTAGAAAAATCGTATTCACTACCATTGAAAGTGATAGTGAGAAAATACGCCCACTCATTTGAAAAGGCTATATCAAAGACCTTGTCTTTTGCACGCTTTAATATATCTGTCCGTTCCCCTCTTTCCTCTTTTGAAACCTTTGCAGGCTTTTTGATTATCTCAAACATATCTGTTTGAACATCTTCATCATGCTGAGATTTCTCAAATTTCTCCCATTTTCGTTTAAGCTGTAATATTTTCTGATTTTGCTGATATTCTTCAAGGTTTTTGTCAACGAATATGTAATTGTTGCAATAAGTTGTTGTCGAAGAGCCGTCAGCATAGATTTTTGTTTTAGTATTTTTTAAAACGACCTCAGGGGGTAAATCATAAAAATTTGCCATTTTCCCACCGCCATTTTAGTTTTTGACGGAAATTTGCGGTTATTATCAAGTATATAACCGCAAATTTCTAAGCTTGCAAGCTGTTCGCCACGGCGCACGCAGGAGCGTGCGCACGTGGCTGAATCAATCTTGCATAGCTTTTAAAATTCTGCTTGCTATTTTCTCTTGTTCACTCGTCCGACCGATTTTCAGCCCCTTAACAATTTCTTCTGTGTCATAAAGCGACCTTAATTCATCAGTAGCACAGAATGTTTCTTTCCATTCTTTCGGACGTTTCCTCGTTCCTGCACTGCCCTGCTCTCCGTTAATGAGATAGTTTTCTTTTGTATAGCACTTATTGACGATAAGACGTGAATTAAAATACGCCTTACAATCTATGATATAATTGACCTGCTCACGAATTATTTTTGTACACCTTTTCCACTCCTGAGCCGACCCCCAGATACACTTGTGCAAATGCCTTTGCAGTGAGATATATTCAAGCAGCTCGTCCGGAGCATCTTTCCATGATTGAGAATTAAGAGTCAGGTGCATTTCATCGAACAGAAACAGCACGCCTTGATTAACACCGTTTTCGTCAATATTCTCAACGTTCAAGATATCTTCCCAACAATCAAAAAATCTGTCAGCCACTTCCGTATGAAAGTTAGCACAGATAAGCACTTTCGGAAATCTACTCTTGACCTCTTGCGCACGTTTCACCATGCTTATAGTTTTACCTCGCCCGCCAAAGCCGTTATAGAGATACAGCCCATACATATTGAACGGAACTTCTTCACCTTTAAGCCGTTTTCTAATAGTCTTGAAAGTGTCCTTTACCGATAGAGGGAACGCATGAAGCACAGGAGTTCCAAACAGCATAAGAAGCACAATAACACCCACCACAACGCTTCCCAAGGCGAGAGGTATAAGCATAGCTTTCCAATTGATATTAGCAAATGCCGACCACATTATAAAAGCCCCCTTACAAAGTTCACAAGTGCAGATACAAGCAGAAGTCCGAGAACATAGAAAATGCTCTCAAACATCAATTCAAGATTTAAGAATTGGTCAAGCTGATACAGAAAAGAAATCATATCCCTAAGAGCTGAATAAGCTTCATCACTTATTGAGAATGACTTAAAGAACGGCAGACTAAAGAACAGCTCTACTATTTTCGCAGTTATCATTATTCTCCCTCACTTTCACTTGATTCATGAAGCTGTATTCCGAAGCAACGGAACAAAGCCTTAATTGTCGCATAGATACAGATAGCGTACATTGCTATAGTTGAAGCATTGAACAGCGCACTCTTAAGCTCGTTCGGAGCGGAGTTCATATTAAAATCAAAGTTCTTTCCGAAAAGTGTAAACGTAACTGAATTTGATGATGATTGCTTACCCTGCTGAAAAGCTTTTCTTAACTTTGCATAAGCAGGAAACTTGCTTTCTATAGCAACATTCAAATCTTTTGAGTTAGGTACAAAAAGATAGGTCACGAGCTTCTTTAAGTCGACCACGAGATTATACAGTGCAATGCCGATATTTTTAACAATAGTCCACAAACACTTGCCGAGCCACTCAAAAATGCCTAAGAAATTGAAGAATATAAATTTAAGCGCCGCCCACAACCAACGGAAGAAGCCAGTGAAAGCGTTCCACAGAAATTCAACAACCGCCTTTAAAAAGTCTGCTATGCCGTCCAAGTCTTGAAACATATCAAAGTTAACGTAATCTCTTATATCAGGAAAATCAGTATCTATATAATCAGAAATTGACGGAAATTTTTCATAGTCTTTCTTCTCACTGAAAGGCTCTTTCTTGTGACTATCTACAGTATCAACAAGACTATATTCATAGCTTGCTGCACAGAATCGGTCTTTATATAGTGCCTCGTCACCTTTACCTTTAGCAGCTATAAGGAAGAAATAAAGCTTGCCCGTATTTTCAATATCTTTGTTACTGTTATACCGCATAATGCCGTCACGCATAACATTCAGAGGGATTGAGCCATGCAAAGGGTTTTCTTTCGTGAAATCTCCCGAAGTGTCCATAGGGAGATAGTACCAGCCGTCAGAGTTAGGATAATCCCATTCTGATTGATTAGACACGGCAATGTTTACGTTGTATACATCATTATCATTTTTCGGTTCAAAATTAAACAAAAAGTTTTTGCTATCATCATCATAAGTAATAGAAGCTTTATATGGTTTCGCAAATGGACTTGATACATCAAGTTTATCTCCATTATTGGTAATGTTAACATTTGTAGCATAAATGTGATTAAGATTAGAATGTGATTGTTCATCATCATCAACATATAAAGAAAAAGAAGATACATCAACATTAGCACGATATTCTAAATCATCTATGTCAGAGTTACCATAGTTCGGTATACGCGCTACAATAAATGATTGAGTAAAAGATGATGAATAGCGACCATGTGTAAGAATTAATGTATCATTAACCAAAATATCATCAGGAATAAAGAAAATGTAATACCACCAATAATACTGTGAACTATCCTCAGAATATGTCATAATATAATGAGAATTTTCAATATCAATATTGTTATTTTTTGCATAATCAATCATTTGTGAAAATCGTTTCACACGAATAACGTTACTAGACGAACCACCACCGCTAACATCATCAAGTGCAAACACAGGCAACACACAAGCAGAACACATCACGATAAGGGCAAGCACTAATGACAGCGTTGCTTTAAGTTTTCTATTTATCATAATTCCCCCTTAAAAATTGGCATAATAAAAGGGCAGTTCACTGAATGAACTGCCCTCGTTGCTGTCAGGCTTACGCCTTTACGTACTTTTTGAACATTCTGATAGCAATGCCGATTACAGTTGTCAGAGTTATCACAGGGATAAGAGCGACGATAGAATCGGAAATGCCCTGAATAGCAGAGTTAGCGAACTGTGTCATAACTTCACCGACATTTACGAGAGTATTGCCACCTTCTGCAGTTGTAGAAACAGGATTCATTAACACATTCTCCTTTCTTAATTAATTAAGCTATATATCCACTTGCCAAACTTGATGACAAGATAAATACCGATAGATATTGTTATCAAAAAGCATATAGTGCCTAAATATGAAATTGTAATATTTTGATTATTGATTATAGTGTGCTGATTTTCGATAACAGCCGACATAGTATATTCACCAGTCTGCTCAGAGGTAGAAACAGACGATACATCAATTTGTGAAGAAGTGACATCATTCAACGCCCACAACCTCAATTCCCTGAGCCTGTCGCTCCAGTTCTTTAACACGGAACTGCAGTTTAGAAATTTCTTTATTTTTCTTATCAATTGCCTTAAAGCAACGAGTAAGGCAATAAAACAGGGCAAGCGCCACCACCAAGCAAAAATAAAGTGCGTATACTGTCATGTTCAAGCCCCCTTAGATAATGACCGCTTCAAGCTTCTTCTTATCGTTGTAGAAATACTGGATTTCCGTTCCGACAAGTTCTCCGATATCTTTCATAGACACATCTTTGCCGAACACGTTTCCTCTTTCGCTCCAAGCACACTTGCAGTCATTGGCGATAGTGTAACCGACACCCTGAACGAAATTTGAATCATCTGCCAACTTGTTTTCTATGGGCTTCTGCACCTGAAGCACCAAGTTGTCATAGTCGATTGATTTTCCGTTATCGTCCGTAAATGTGCCTTTCTTGTGGATCGCTCCTATAAGTATTCCTCTCATGTTTTTTCCTTTCTGCGGTTGAGGTTATCCGCTCACCTTTACTTGTTGTGTACATTCATTTGTATGTACCATGATTATATTATACATACTTTTGAATGTATGTCAATACATTTGAACGAATGTGTGTTATAATTTGTAGAGATTAACAAACATAAAGGAGGAATGTTGTGTATATTTATCAAAGATTAAAAGATTTGAGAGAGGACAACGAGTGCAAGCAATCAGAAATTGCAGAGCTTTTACAAATTTCACAGCAACAATACAGTATGTACGAAAAGGGCAAAAGGGAGATACCCTTACACCTAATAATTATACTTGCGAGATATTACAAAGTAAGCCTAGACTACATCACAGGTTTGACGAATGACAAACGAGGTGTAGGTTATAAGGACGAAACCAACAGCAAGTACAACATAACACAGAAGAACAGCCCTAAGGCTGTTATCAAAATCAAGGAGGAAAAGTAATGGAAGCAGTATTAACAACCTTAACATTTTGGTTTATAGCCGGGCTAATCGTATTTATACTGATAATCATATCAATCATTGGAACATGGTTTGAAGCACGAGAAATGCGCAAGGAGCTAGAGCAGATGAACGCATACCTTGCAACGCTCAATGATAACTTAGTCATAGGCTTCCAAAACAATGACCGCCAAAGTCGCAACTTCTGAGAGCCTGCCGCCCTCGTTCCTGCTTTCCTGAGCTGTCGCTCTTGCCGTGTCTTGCCGCCCTGCGGAGCTTGTGCGCTCCCCTGCACTGTGCTGTCGCACCTGCCGTGCTGTGTCGCCCTCGTGGAGTTTGTGCGCTCCCCCTGCGCTGTGCTGTCGCCTCTGCCGTGCTGTTTCTCCCTTGTGGAGTTTGTGCGCTCCCCCTGCACTGTGCTGTCGCCCCTGCCGTGCTGTTTCTCCCTTGTGGAACTTGTGCGCTCCCTGCGCTGTGTTTGGTGCGAACTGCGTTCGCAATAAAGGGGGATTCTTGAGCGGCGTTCCCCTCTTTTTGGAGCATTGAAAGCATTGAAAACATTGAGAGTGTTGAAAAATCATAGATTTTCCAACACTCCCAACATTTCCAACACTTCCAACACCCCAAAAATTCACCCCCTAGCCGCTCGCATGATAGATTTCACAGATATATCGCTCAGCTCTTTTTCTTTTCTTTGAATGTGCGTTGTGGTTTTGTCAATATCACTTGACACATTTTATTCGAACAAGAATTATGCAGCGAGAAAGATATGATCATAGTAGAGCTTTCTTCGAA